TGAATGAATTGCTCCTTACTTTGACGCGCTCGTTTAGCGGCATCTTTAAGTAGCTCGTTAACTTCTGTTGGAATGTCTGTTGCGTATCTAGCCATATTTCCTCCTGCTCGACTTTCCTAAATAGTAATTCATTTAAATTCTAAAGTAAAGTCTATTTTGATATTGACATTAAATATTTTTAGGACTAGATTAGAGTTATCAAAACAAGGAGGCAACATGGACAACATGCTACTAGACAAGATTCAAATACCAGGCGTCACATTAAAAGTGCGTGACCGTTACCAACACATGAATGAGTCAATGGAAAAACGTGCGGCTCACTTAGCCAAGAAAGAGTTAGCAGCTAGACACGCAGTAGTAAGTGAGATTGACGAAGATCAAGTTTCTGAATCAGTTGATAAGTTCTATTCACGCGGCAATAAAGTTGATTAAGGTCAAATTATGTTAGTGGACGTCACTTATCAAAATGAGAAAAACCAAATCAAGACGCGAACCGTTGAAGCAGAATCCTGCTTTGATGCTGAGATTGTGGTCTTGACTGATTTCAATAACGGCGGTTGGCCTATTGACTCAAAGCCTGCGCCAGAATTTAACAAGAGCTATGAGGGGTAAGTTATGATCGCACATCTATTTAAAGCTTTGCCAATGACGATAATCTTAACCGGTTGCGCTAATGGAATTCCTGACATTACCAGTGAAAAGCCTGAGGCAGTTGTGCGACGTACAAGAAAAATGTTTGTTGGCGTTCCAGTGTTGTTAAGCATGGAGGGGTCATTTGTTGCTCTTGATGATAAATACGCAGTAACAGTGGCCCACAACAAGGCGATATTGGACTTTCAGAACAAAGAGTACTGGATTCACCCAACATGCGATATCGCTGTATTTCGCAACGACAGTGACGAAACTGCAAATGTAGGCTTAGTGTATAAGGGCGAAGCAATCTATCACTCCGGATATCCTATAGGGCTTCCAATGGCGTATAACGAAGGAAGCTACACAGGCGAGGTTGATATGAATGATAGGAAAGGCTGCACACAGTCGCTTACTAGTTCTGTGATTATGCAGGGAATGTCGGGAGGTGGAGCATGGAACTCAAAGGGTGAATTGGTAGGGGTCAATGTTGGTTACACGAATTACGTAACCTTTCCCGATGGCTCAATTCAAGAAAGCCCAGGAGTGTTTCAAAGTCTTTATGGTGTAAAAGATTGGCTAAAAGAGGTAACGGGAAATGACTACTTTAACGGGCGATGATATCAAAAGGCTAGTTGGTGAGTGTGAAGGCTTGATTTGTTGCCCGTCTTTCTGGGATGAATTAGCAAACAAGATAAACGAAGAGATAAAAAAAGACTCACCAAGAGATGAGTCAAAGATAGAGTAATGAAGTACCAATCGTGGAAGCTAGATTGATGATTCGAGTATAGCGCAATATTTATTGCATGGGAATACCACCTTTCGGGGTGGTTTTTTATTGTCTGAAAAGTGTGTTATACTATGTATGTTGATTCGGAGTAGTGCCTGATGAGACTAGAGGGTTTAGATAGACTTACTGAGTGACATAATACGGCCATCATTACGCATTTTGTCAGCACTACCTCAGTGAGTCCGTCTAAGCCCTTTTTCTTTTCTGACACCTTCCAAATCTACCTTTCTACAGGTGGGAATAACTATAACCGTGGCTGTATATCGTATTAACCCGTTACCATTGGACTTAGCAAAGCGGGACTCTGAGAGATGTTAGTTAAACGCAGTCGTAAAAGGACTTCTCATATTTAACTAGTGGGCGTATAGGGTGCTAAGGTGGCTGATAGGTCATAGATACGCCAGTCAATCAAGCTATCGATGGATTGATACCTTTAAGGCTCCGTCAGTCATATGAGGTAAATTCTAAGTTGCTTAACTGCTTCTTAGGGAGAGATTTACCTTTTATTCACCATCAGTCATAAGAGAGAGCAAGATGATTAAATTAATGCAAGGCGATTGCCTAGAAAAAATGAAAGAAATCGAAAGCGGCAGTGTGGATATGATATTGACCGATCCGCCTTACAATATTGCAAGGGATAACAACTTTCACACTATGGGCAGGGCTGGAATTGACTTTGGTGAGTGGGATAAAGGTGCTGATATTTTCTCTTACATTGATGAATGTTATCGAGTATTGAACCGCAACGGCTCTTTTATTGTGTTTAATGCTTGGAGGAATTTAGGTGATATTGCCAAGTATGCCGAAGCAATTGGGTTTGTTACCAAAGATATGTTGAGATTAGAGAAAACCAACCCAATGCCACGTAACAGGGATAGACGTTACATTACTGACTATGAGTGCGCTATATGGTTTGTAATGCCAAAAGCTAAATGGGTGTTTAATAGACAAGATGAGAAGTATCAAAGACCTAAGTTTGTGCATTCGATTGATAAAGGTTTTCACCCGACCCAGAAGAGCCTTGCGCTAATGTGCGACTTAATAAAGATTCACACCAATATTGAGGATGTCATACTTGATCCATTTATGGGAAGCGGTACGACTGGCGTAGCAGCTAAAAACCTAAACCGTGACTTTATCGGCATCGAGCTAGACGAAAAGTATTTTGAGATAGCAAAGCAGCGCATTAAGGGGTCATAGATAACTCTACCTGTAAGGAAAGTAACAAAAATGGAATCAACAAAAACATTTTGACAAATTGCATAAATGTAGTATATTTAAATCAAGGCAATTAGTTGAGAGGTTTACATGCAAGAAGGTGATATTTACGAGACGTTTGCGTTTGGCGACGTTGAGATTATTGAGTATAGGGGCAATAGAGAGGTTGATGTTAGATTTCTCAATACTGGTTATGAGATGGTGACGACAAAGGAGCAGATTTTAAGGGGTAGCGTTAAGGATAAAATGGCAAAGACGATTTATGGTGTTGGTTATCTTGGTGATGGTAAGTATAAAGCTACACACATGGATCGTAAGCCATATCTAGTTTGGAGGAGTATGATCCAAAGGTGCTATGGCGGCCTAATTGACCATGGCAAGTATGTGGATTGCAATGTGGTTGATGAGTGGCATAACTTCCAGAACTTTGCTGAATGGTTTTGTGAAAATTATGTCGATGGATATGAGCTGGATAAGGATATAAAAGTAAAAGGGAATAGAGTGTATGGGCCAGAGACATGCTTGTTCGTTACAAAGCAGGATAACTTAGCTGCAAAGTCAGTAAGAGTTACGATGATGAATGGCATTAGTGGTGAGATGCTAACGTTTAATAGCATGAAGTGCGCCTCTAAGCATACAGGAATGTCAAGCGCCACACTGACAAGGGTTATACAAGATAAGCGCTGCCATAAATCTGGGTGGTTTTTTGTTGAGTTTCCAGACAGAAATCCAGATGGAGCTTGGTTTAATGAGAATGTAGTTAGCCATCACAGCAAGAAGGCTTAACGTCACTATTTTTATCTAACCCAATAACCCACAATAACAACATCAAAACAAAACGGAGATAGAGTGATGAGTTACATGGTAATTGCAACAAAGATCGGATGTGCTTACACAGCGTGGGGTCCTTGTTTTTGCGATGACGAAAAATGCAAGTCATGCATAACGGCTGACAAGATTGATTCTTTGGGTTTGGATTGGGATGAGGAGTTCTCAAAGGCTGAGGAGAATGGATTTCAAGACCCTGAGTATTTAAGCGAATAAACAAAACGGAGTAATGAAGATGAAAGCAGTAGTTCAGTTAAACGAAAAAACAACAAACGAATCATTTACCGGTTGCTTTATGGTTGTAACCGATGTCTATGGCTGGGGTGTGCAGGGTTACGTTACTGTACCTGGCAGTGGTGCTGCATACTATAGAGCAGAAAAAGGCACGTTTGACATGATTGGTGAAACTAACCTTGTTTTAGCTGATTAACCACACAAACGAAAGGATAGAGTGATGAAGCTAACACAAAGACAGTTTGAGTATTGCGCTGATAAATTCGACAAGTTTGAGCTTGGTTATGGTCGTCAGTTCGACAGGCTACAGTTTTTTATTTTTGATGACACTCCATTGGTTGTGAGTGATTTTAATGCAAGTAAGGAAGTTAACGTTGAAAATGTGGTCGCTACAATTTACAAAAACGATCATGGACAGGTTGAAATTGAGATTCCAGATACGCCTATTATTGAAGCTGTCGAGGCTGGCTACGGAAGCGGCAAAGCCTTACTAGTAAGCCAAATACTAAACGCTGATAAAGAAACGATTGAACGAGTGATGAAAGCAATGGAGAAGAATGATGATTAAACCTAAAAATGGAGAATGGTGGATGTGTCACACGCATTCAAATGAGCACAACGGAGTTGATAGGCCTTTGCTTAAATATGGTAATTTATGGCTTGTTTGTGATGATAATCGGTTGTCTTTATGTTTTACTGTTAGACCTTTATTTAAAATGGTAGCTAAAAAACCAGAGCCACAAAAACAATTCAAGTACGAGAGAGTAGAATTCGACAGGGCATCATCGGCACTGATGAGTTGGGAAGAGTTTCACGCAGGCAATGAAGCGTACCACTTGTACATTAAGGTTGATGATAAATTTGTAGAGCCAGATATCTATCAAGTCGTTGGTAATTACGAAAACCTTTACCGCAAAGTAGAGATTGACCCGGAAGCCGATCTTTACGAGGATTTCTGTAAGTTGTTTGAAGAAAGACGAAGTGTGGCTGATTTGACCATTGTAGAGGCTGACGCTCTTCATATATGCGCCAAACACGCAATTGAAAAGTATGGGGTGAAGTAGAAATCGAAAAGTCAATAGGGATATGATATTCTATAGGTAGAATAATAAATGGAGACTTAACAATGAGCGTTTGGCTTGGCGTTGTCATTATGGCTTTGGTTGTTGCGGTTGCTTTTGTTATATATCAGATAGTAATAAGCGAGTCTGACAGATGGGTTAGAACAGATGATCCAACTGTATTAGACTTGATAGAGAAATATGAAAAGCTGCCACCGGAAAAACAGGACATCATAAGAGATATTGCCGATGATGGTTGAACAATTGTTTGAGTTGCTGGTTATCTTAACCGCGCTCGTTTACTCAAGATTTGCCCGACTGCCTTTAATGGTGGCGGGCAACATTATTGCTTTCGCATTGATAACGATGTTTATCGAAAGAATGTGGAATGTAGAACTGACCCCTGGCTATGAGATTTACTACGCAGCTGGGGGTTTATACTTTGTTGGAATGGCTCTCTTGTTCGCTATGATGAGAGATAAATTCTATCTGTTGGTTTCTAGTGTTCTTCTAGTGCAAGCAATGGCAAGTGCCTCCATGTTGATATGGGACAATTTTGCTCAATGGCACTACATGATAAACGACAACATGCTTATGCTAGAATGTATTTTAGTGTGGTTGTCTAGTGTGAGGCCAAAATGTCGATAGAGAACAAAGAGGCAGTAGGTTATAGTTTAACTTTCTTTGGTGGAACATTTACAATGACCGCTGAAAACATACTTCAGTTTGTCGGCGTACTAGGGATGATAGTCGGCCTTGTATTAACTTGGCGTGGTCACTCACTTAGGAGAGTTGATCAAGAAATCGCAAGAGAAAGGACGGCCGAAATGCGAAGAGCTAACGATTTAAAAGAGAGAGAGCATGGCATACCAAAAGACAGTAACTAGAAACAAGAAGCTACAAAAAGAAGTCGATAACTATCGAAAGAACTCTGATATGCCAATTGAGCATGCTATAGCTGTGATTAATGGAATGCGAATGAAGAAAGGTAAGTAATGATATTTAGATATACTTGTTATGCAGTAGCATTCTGGTTCGGGTATTTTCTTATGTCGTTGATTTGGTGAGGTACGTATGAGTGACAGTCCAAAGAAAACAGGGAGACCAACAAAGTACAAGGAAGAGTACTGTAAGCAAGCTGAGAAGATTTGCCTACTAGGCGCAACAGATGACTTCTTGGCTGATTATTTTGAAGTTGATGTGTCAACTATCAGTAACTGGAAGGTTGATCACCCTCAGTTTTTAGAGTCCATAAAAAGGGGCAAGCAAGAGGCCGACTTAAAAGTTGCCGAGTCTCTATACAATCGTGCTGTAGGTTATTCGCATCCAGAGCAGAAGGTTTTCAATAACCAAGGTGAGATAGTTACTCATGACACGGTTAAGCATTACGCCCCAGACCCTACCGCATTAATCTTCTGGCTCAAGAACCGACAGCCTAAGCAATGGCGTGATAAACAAGAAATCGATATGAACGCAAAAGTATCAAGTGCAGATAGTTGGGCGACAGATGATGATTCCTGAATTCGCAAGACAAGCAAAAGAGAACTTCCCACTCTTTTCTAAAAACTGTTTATTCATTCGAACTAAAGAGGCTGGTGTACAGCCTTTTGTGCTTAATAAAGCTCAGCGATACATTCATGAAAGGCTGGAAGAGCAGAGATTATTAACTGGCAAGGTTCGAGCGATACTACTAAAGGGAAGGCAGCAAGGCGCATCAACGTATGTGGAAGGTCGTTACATATGGCGCACTACAATGAACAAAGGTGTTCGTGCGTTCATTCTTACACACGACGCTGAATCAACCAATGCCCTGTTTGAGATGACAGTAAGGTATTACGACAACCTTCCAACTAAAACCGTTAACGGCGAAACTCACAACTTCCAGCCTACTATTGCAAAGTCCAACGCTAAAGAGCTTCGCTTTGAAGTGTTAGATAGTGGTTACAAGATAGGAACGGCGGGTAACAAGGGTGTTGGTCGTGGTACAACTCTGCAATTCTTTCACGGTTCAGAAGTGGCTTTCTGGCCTCATGCTGCTGAGCATACCAAAGGGATACTTCAAGCTGTGCCTGATGCTAAGGACACAGAGGTTATTCTAGAGTCAACGGCTAATGGTCTAGGTAACTACTTCCATCAGCAGTGGAAAGAGGCAGAGGCGGGAGAATCTGAGTACCAGGCAATCTTTGTCCCTTGGTTCTGGCAAGATGAATATTCCAAGTATGTACCAGAAGAATTAAATTTTGTACGCACGTCGGACGAGGATAAACTTTGTGCTGAATATGGCTTGACTGACGAGCAATTATACTGGCGTAGATTGAAGATTAAAGAACTATCTGCTGATGGAATGAATGGGGAAAAGGCGTTTAAGCAAGAGTATCCAATGAACTCTGGTGAGGCATTCCAGACTTCTGGTGAAGATGGTCTTATTACTGCTGACGTAATACAGAGAGCGCGTAAAGCTAAAGTGCTGCAAAGTGGCCCGTACGTTGTAGGCGTTGACCCGTCGCGTGGTGGGGACAGATTTTCATGGACTAAGCGAATGGGTCGCAAGTCTTGGGAAACCAAATCACGCAAGTTTAATGATTATAAGCTTGGTGATGGCGTTGCGTTATGTAAAGGCTTGTTGGATTCTGTTGATGTTGAGGTGGGTAAAAAGCCTGACTTTATGTTTGTTGATGCAGGGTACGGAGCTGACATAGTTGACCGACTTCATGAGCTGGGATACTACAATGTTAAGGCTGTGTGGTTTGGCTCTACTCCTTTTGACCCAATTCGGTATGCGAACAAGCGAGCTGAAATGTGGGGTGAGGCAAATAAATGGTTGAGAGATGAAAACCTTCCTTGTCAGATTGCTGATACCGATTCTCTGCAGGCTGACTTAATTGCTTCGCCATATAAGACGGATTCAAGTGATAGGATTATTTTGCAGCCTAAAGATAAAATCAAAGACATGTACGGCTATTCACCCGATGAAGGTGATAGCTTTGTGTTGACATTTGCGGAGCCAGTAGTTAGTCAGCACAATCCAATGTATACTAACAACATGGCAAATACAGATTACGATATATTGGGGTGATTTATGGGTGGTGCAGTAAGTAGTGTTGTTAACACGGTTGGTAAGATACTTGACCCGGGCGGATTGGTTCAAAAGACAGTGGGCGATCCTCTTGGCATTAATTATACAGACCCTCTTGGTCTTGGTGAGGAGCCAGAGCAAGCGCCAATCATTGAAAGCGAAACTGGGCTGTCCGACGCTGAGAAGGCGAATTTGGCAGCGACCGAAGCTAAGCGAAAGAAAGCTAAGGCAAAGAGTGGGACAAAGACTGTTCTTACCTCACCATTAGGCGCGACGGAGACTGCGCAGACAGCAGTTACTAAACTAGGCGGTGCATAATGGATTACAAAACATTAGCAAGCAGTCTCACTAAGTATCGAGGAAACTGGGAAACGTTATGGCAGGATGTATCAGAGCGATGCATGACTGACCAAGCGGATTTCACGGTTCAGCGTGCTAAGGGCGTTCAACGTTCGCAACGTATTTATGATTCAACTACGGCTATGGCAGTCAACCGAAGCGCTTCGGCCATTGCAGGATTAATCACTCCAAAGTCAGAGCGTTGGCACTCACTTCGTACGGATAACGATGCAATCAATGATAGCCAGAACGTTAAGCGATACTTTGCTGATGTTACTGATATTTTGTTTTCCGCTCGATACTCTGCAAAGGCTGGCTTTTCCACATCTAACTATCAAGTTCTTCGATCATTAATGGGTTTTGGTACGGGAACACTAACACTTAATGAAGACCCTTTAGGTAAGGGGATTATCTATCAGCCACTATTCCTAGGTGATATGTACTTTGGTGTAAACAACTACGGCGTTGTTGATACGGCTATGCGTGAGTTTGAGTTAACTAAACGCCAAGCTATTCAACAGTGGGGTGAGGAGAATTTACCAGAAAAGATTCGCAAGGATAAAGGTGACGAGAAATACAAGTTTCGTTTTATCTGCCATCCTAACGAGGATTACAATCCGTTCCGCGAGATGAATCCAGCATACCGCAAGTATAAAGGCGTTTACCTTATGTGCGAGGCTATGGATGAGGAGCCAATAGAAGAGCGAGGGTATTACACGTTCCCGTTCCCTGTGGCGCGTGAGCAAACATCACCTAACGAAATTTATGGTCGCAGCCCTGCAATGCAAATCTTGCCTGAGATTAAAGGTCTCAACGAAATGCGCAAGACTAATATCATGGCTGGTCACATGGCTGTTACACCTCCATTGCTTGCTCCTGGTAATAATCAAGGCGTTGGTACTTTGGGTGCTGGCCCTATGGCAATTAACTTTAAGCCTGGTGGGGTTACTCATGGCGGTGTAAATGCTCAAGGCCAGCAAATGGTTCAGCCGATGAATACAGGCGCTAGACCAGATATTGGTCAGGGTATGATTGAAGAGTCTCGACGCATTGTTAACGATTCATTCTACTTGAACTTATTCCAGATACTTGTTGAAACCCCACAGATGACAGCTACGGAAGTGTTAGCTAGAACTCAAGAGAAAGGTATTCTACTTGCTCCAACTGCTGACCGATTAGAGCAAGAGTATTTGGGTCCAATGATTGAGCGTGAATTAGATATCCTAGCAAGACAAGGTATTCTGCCTGAGTTACCTGGCGAACTCATTGAAGCTGAGGGTGAGTTTAGTATTGTTTATGAATCTCCAATCACAAGGGCACAAAAGTCTGGCGCGTCCATGGGAATGCAGGAAACATTCAATATGGCAATGAATGCTGCTGCTGTAGACCCTACGGTTCTAGACCGAGTTAATATCGATGAGATGATCAAGCAGCTTGCCGAGATTAACGGAACTCCACCTGATGTTATTCGAAGCGACACAGAGACCGAGGAATTACGCCAAGGTCGTCAGGCTCAGCAAATGCAACAACAGTTACTTGAGCAAGCCCCTGCACTGGCTGGAGCTGCGAAGGATTTAGCACAAGCACAAAGCATGTAAGGAGATAAATCATGCCAGAGTATATGCAGAACATTATTGACTACTTCAAAAGCCTTGCATCTCGCGAGGCTGTGGTAGCTTCTCATCCAAAAGATTGGGTCAGTGGAATTAACCAGCGTGACGGAAAGTTAATCGGTCTGTGCAATTACTTTAAGTTAAAGCGACTTCAAGAGATTGGACAAAGAACACTGACTGAGGTTGCGGTTACTCCAACTTCCGTTGCGATAACTGGCACAGGAACGCAGCAAATGACAGCCGTTGCTAAGTATGACAATGGAGACCAGGCAACTGTGACCGGCGGTGCTGTATGGTCTAGCTCAAACGAGGCGGCCGCTACCGTTTCGGCTTCCGGTCTAGTTACTGGTGTTGCTGCTGGTACGTCAAATATCACTGCTGTATATGGTGGTGTAACTTCAAATATAGTGGTCGCTACAATAAGCTAAGGAGTTGGATTATGGCTACAGATGATAACGGACAAGGATACATGCCAGTTGTGGATGTTGACAACGCAATTCCCGCTGGAATAAAAAACTATCTAAGAGTAAAGATTCTTAATGGAGGGGGAAGTGAGTTTACCGGCGCGCCTTCCAATATATTGGTTTCAAATG